GTCTGATGTCAGTTACGAACCAAATGATGTGATTGACGCGGACAAGTCATTCGGGGAATCTTTAGTTTTGGCTGGAGCTGCTGAAATATTAGAGAATGAAATATTAGATACAGTAGAGGTAAAAAATAAAAAACGGAGGTGATTGAATGTTTAAAGTGGTCACACCTCCGACAACTGAGCCTTTGACACTAGCAGAAGTAAAACGCCATTTAAAAATTTACGACGACGGAATCAACGACGCTCAGACTGAAACAATAACAACAAGGGCTGCAAATGTCGGGACTGTTACTGGAACTTCAGTTGACGTTTTAGGAGCATCAGCAACTGTGTATGTTAATGTAGGTGTTATTAGTTCTGGCGGTAAGCTTGACGTTGAAATTCAGCATTCTGACGACAATATTTCGTTTTCTGTTTGGGAGTCAATTCCTCAGATGTTAATATCGGGTTCATATTCGAAGTTATATGAAGGCGGCAAAAGATATATTAAAGCGGTTGCTTCTGTAACTGTAAATTCAATTACATTTGGTGCAAATGTTCAAACGATTTCTGGAGATCCAACAGATGACGTTGAAATTGCAGATTTGATTACTCGCGCAAGAGAACAAGCTGAAGAGTATTCGCGTCAAGCTTTTGCAGTTCAAACGATTGAATTTTATCTAAAAAATTATCCATTAAAAAACTATATTGAGATTCCAATGCCTCCGCTACAAAGCGTTACATCTTTAAAAACGTATGATAGGGCTGGTAATGCTACAACTGAATCTGGGTATATTGTTGATATCGATAGCGTTCCAGGTAAAATCGTCTTAGAATATGGGAAATCTTGGCCAACTGGCGCGGACTATCCAGTTAATCCTATAAGAATCAGAGCGGTAGTTGGATATTCAACTTTACCACAAAAACTCAAAAGGATTTTACTGTATCATATTGGACTTTTAGATAAATATCGAGATGTAGCGATTCCAGAGGCGGAACAAAAAGCGCTTGAACAAATGTATAACTCATATAGAGTCAGTTGGCATGGAGGGAGTGAATTGTGATGCACAAAGGACTCCTTGATAAGATAATTCAAATACAACGCCAAACACTTGAAAGAGATACTTATGGTCAGCAAATTGAACTATGGGTCAGGCTTGCTACTGTGTATGCAAATATAAAACCACTCGTCGGAAAAGAATATTTGACCGCGCAACAAATATCAACTGAACTAACGCATGACGTAACTATTCGATATAGGCGCGATATCCAACCAAAAATGCGAATCAAATATAATAATCGATATTTTGAAATTCATGCAGTTATTGACCCAGAAGAAAAGCGCGAATGGTTATTTTTGAAATGTCGAGAGGTGGTGCTATGAATAATTTAACTGGAGTTGAAGAATTTAAAGCCATACTTGAAAAAGTTGAAAAAATACCGGCTAAAACGATGACTGCATCAGTTAAAAAAGTAGCTTTAATAGCTAGAAATGAAGCGAGAGCAAATGCGCCAAAAGACAGCGGTGATTTAAGAAGAAGCATAGGTATTTGGGCAGAAAAAAGAAAAGTTGGAAAAAAAATATATCAACTTGCATTTAGTAAGAACTACAATGATAAATTTGTAAAAAAGACAGCTGAAGGCAAGCGATATTATTATCCAGCTTCTCAGGAATATGGATTTAAAAAGCGAGGTAGCGGAGACAAGGTAGCAGGAAATTATTTTATTAGAAAAGCATCATCTGATAAAAAAAATCATCTTATCCAATTGATTATTAACGAATTATCAGATCAGTTGAGAAACATATGAGGTGAATATGAATATTTCAGAAGCGTTGACTTATGAATTGCAAAGCATAAACGGGTTGTCAAAAAAAGTATTCCCATCGGTTGCACCTGAAGGCATTGAATCACCATATCTGGTATATGAACTTACGGATATAATGCGTTATATGACTCAGACACAATTCGATGGATTGATTGAAACAAATTTGACAATTGCAGTATATGAAAAAACAAATAATCTTGTAATGGCCTTGATAGAAGCGGTAATAGCTAAAATCAAGTCTTTTTTATTTCGCAACATTGGTGTTAATGGACTATATTGTCAAAATGTGAAAATAGAAAATCAATTGACTACATTTGACTTTATGAGTCGTAAATACCAAGCGCAAATCGACATTAAAATATCATATAAGGAGGCATAACAAATGGGTGCTAATAAGGGGTTCGGTACTACAATATCAAAAGGCGTAACGGCAATTGGTGTTCTCACGTCCATTACTCCGCCAGAAGTGTCTGCAGATAGTCTTGAAACAACAGTTCTGGACAGCGCGGACGGTTATAGAACGTTTATGCAAGGATTGAAAGACGGTGGAGAAGTCAGTCTGTCTGGTTATTTCGATGGAACTGACGCTGGACAATCGACATTGAAGACGGCGCTTGACGCTGGGACTGCTGATTCATACACAATTACATTCCCTGCAGCAATTGGAGCGACATGGACATTCACTGGATTTTTGACTAGATTTATGACGGGTGAAGCAAATCTGGACGATCCTTTAAGTTTTGAGATTACTATTAAGATTTCTGGTAAGCCAAACCTTGGGTTAAGTGCATCAGCCGGAATCAGTGCTGCATCATTCGTTCAAACTGACGGTACAACTGCATTGACTGCCGCCGCTGTAACACCAACGTTCGCGAATGGAACTTATAACTATACTGTTACATATACCACTCAAACGGCGTACAAAGCTAAAATCACTGCTGCATCACATACTATACTCATGTATGTCGATGGCGTATTGACCGAAACATTGACTTCTGGTGCTGCATCAACGACGAGCATATCTCAGGGCGCTGCAGGAACCAAAAAGATCGACGTGGTTGTGTATGAGACTGCGAAAAATCCTAAAACTTACACATTCATGGTGGCAAGAACGTCATAATAATGGGGGCTTAATGCCCCTTATATATTTTAAACGAGGTGATTTATGAAAAAATATGTTGGAATTGAATTGGACAAACAAAGGAACCTGAGATTCGGAATGGTTGCGTTAATGAAAATCGAGGAAAAACTCGGAAAACCATTTTCTCAAATTGATTTTGAATTTGGACTTCAATATAGCGATTTAGCAGTTATTATTTGGGCTGGTCTAGTGCATGAGGATAAAACGTTGACACCTGACAAGGTTGCCGAACTGATAGACGACTATTCTGACATCCAAACAGTAATGGTTAAAATGGGCGAGGCAATGACGGAGGCGTTCGGAAAAAACGTGCTAAGGGCAGCGGAGGAACCAGCGGAGAATGGGACTGGGGAAGAGCAATTGAGAACGCTGTCCTGATCGGATTGAAAATAGATGAATTTTGGGATTTGACACCAGCTGAACTGAACATATACATAGAATGTTATACACAAAACAAGCAAAATGATTTCAAGGAACAAATAACTGTAGCGTATTATAACGCTTATTTTCACAGGGTTAAAACCATGCCGAAGCTAAAAGATTTCCTTGGTAAGATAGGCAAAAAAGAAATGACTGACGACGAAATGTATCAAAAAATAATCGGATTGAACAAGCTATTTGGGGGTGATGGTTAATGCCATTTGTAAGCAATATAATAGCGAGAATAGGTGCGGATATTTCTGAATTCCAGAAACAAATGAAACAAGCGCAGAAAACAATGGAAAGAACAGGGCAAAAGTTAAAAGATATCGGCGCGAATTTGTCAACTTTTGTAACTGCACCAATAATTGCTGCAGCAGGAGCATCAATCAAATTAGCATCCGACATGGAAGAATCGATTAATAAAGTTAATGTTGCATTCAAGGATTCAGGGAAAGATGTAATCAAATGGTCTGACACCACTCTCAAAAGTTTTGGTATAGCCAAAGGATCCGCCCTTGACATGGCTGCACTTTTCGGAGATATGGGAACTGCAATGGGACAAACTCCAAAAGAAGCGGCTAAAATGTCAACGTCGTTGGTCGGATTAGCAGGTGATCTTGCATCCTTCAAAAATATTGGTATAGAACAAGCACAAGACGCATTGAAAGGTATTTTCACAGGAGAGGGCGAAGCATTAAAAACTCTTGGCGTAATCATGCAGGATTCGACGCTTAAAGCTTATGCTCTATCGACGGGACATAAAAAATCATATGACGAGATGAGTCAAGCTGAAAAGGTTGCTCTAAGATATGCTTTTGTCATGAACGCTACAAAAAATGCACAAGGTGATTTTGCGCGTACAAATGACGGTGCTGCCAACCAGATGAGGATATTCCAAGAGAGTATGAAAGAATTGGGCGCAAAATTAGGGGAAGTATTACTGCCAACTTTTACTGTGTTAGTAACAAAATTAAATGAATTAGTGCAATGGTTTGGCAAACTAAGTCCATTTGGACAGCAATTTATTGTCATTGCAGGTTTGATTGCAGCTGCAATTGGACCTCTTATTTTTATTATTGGTACATTAATTAGTTCACTGGGTGCTATTGCTGGAGCATTGGCTGCAATAAGCGCGCCAGTTATGATTACAATCGGAGTTATTGCAGGATTGACTTCTGCATTTATATATTTATGGAATACCAACGAAGGGTTTAGGAAGTTCATTTTGTCTGCGTGGGATGGGATAAAAAAATTTTTAGTCGCGACATGGGAAACGATTAAAACAATTGCCCTTTTTATTTGGGGTGAATTAAATACGTTTTGGACTAATAACCAAAAAGGTATTATGGAATTATTCAGTGCTATTTGGGGATTTGTATGGAATGGAATTTTGAAGCCGATTTGGGACAAAATTAGTTCAACAGCTAAAATAGTTTTCGAAGCGCTTAAAATATATTGGAATACATGGGGCGAAAATATAAAAATTAATTTTAAAATCGTCTGGGATACTGTTACAAATTTATTTATGTCAGCTGTAAAAATTATGACTGGGTTATTTCAGATTCTTGAAGGAGTTTTTACTGGTAACTGGAGCAAACTCTGGGAAGGCGCTAAAAACATTTTTATAGGTGTGTGGGACGCCATAACAGGCAGTCTTAAAGGATATATCAATGTCACTATTAACGCAATCAATTCGCTTATTAGAGGATTGAATAAAATAAACTTCACCCCACCAAGTTGGGTTCCAGTAATGGGGGGTAAAAGTTGGGGAGTAAATATTCCTCAGATTCCAATGTTGGCATCTGGTGGCGTTATCACAAGCCCAACACTTGCAATGGTTGGAGAAGCTGGTCGAGAAGCAGTTATCCCTCTGGAAAATGATTCATTTATCGACAGTTTTGCGTCAAAAGTTGGGACTGCTATTTTAGGAGCTATGCAATTCGGTTCTGGCCAGAGCAAGTCTGGAGACATTGTCCTTCAAATCGATGGAACGCAATTTGCAAGAATAATCAATCCGTATCAAGCAAAGGAAAATCAAAGAATAGGAATTCAGGGGGTGTAATATGATATCTGTCAATGGAGTTCAAATTTCAACCCCTTCAAGTTTTCAAATAGGAATAACAGACTTGTCAAAAACAGAGCGAAACGCAAATGGTGGACTTATAATTGAAGTCATAGCGACAAAAAGAACATTGGAACTATCATACAGTTATTTATCTAGTACAGCTTTATCTACAATTTTGACCGCTATTTCAGCATCAACTTTTTCTGTTACATATCCAGACGCTCAAACTGGCGCGGATAGGATATCGACTTTCTATTGTTCAGACAAAAATGCAGGAGCGATCGATTATCAGAATAATATCATGAGATATAAAGACGTCAAATTTAATTTAATTGAGGTATAGCGGATGATTACAGTATCTAATTTGTTTCAAACTGCGATCGGTGCTACATCACGCCAAACCAAAGCGTTAATCGAATTTGAGATTATCGATATTGACGCAAACCTAGACGCAACGGCGACGGTGACAAGCGAAGAGGATTTTTCGAAAAAAAATCAATTATATAATCAAGTTCGCATACTGTCAGGCAAGTATGCAACATTTGAAACAGACTATTGGTTGCTTGATGGCTCATTCGGTCTTCCTCCGAAGTCGGTTGAATCAGGATATGAGGTTGGATGGTGGAGCGATAGTCTGTCTGGTGCAGGCGGAACGTTTTCGGTCGCTCAGGATATTACGACACAATTTACTCAGAATCAAAGTAGCATTGGAATTACAGTGACATTTGACATTTTGACTGGAGAATATGCAAAAGACTTCATAATAACTGTGTATGACGCATCAAACAACGTCTTACACACTGCCACTGTTACCAATAATACTAACACCGCATATGTGTTAGAACAGAATTTGACGAATTATAGAAAGGTTAAAATATCGATTAGCAAGTGGTGCAAAGCCGATAGACGAGCCAGAATCACCGAAATTGATTTTGGTATAATCAAGCAATATGACAACGATAAAATAATCAACATGAATATATTAGAAGAACTTGACACGACAAGCAATGAAGTCACGTCAAACGAAATCAAATTTACTCTCGATAACCAAACTAAAGTATTTAATATATTAAATCCGACAGGGATATATCCATACC